TGACTTTACAGTAATATTTGACAATGAACCTAGAAATAAGGAGTTACTAAAACAGATAGAAAAAACTATAAATCATGGTCATAAAATTTGTTTATGGCCTGAGATTATGAAACACAAAGATATTAATGATATGATTCTTGGTGGATATACAAAAGAAGAAATACAGAAGATGATTGAAGAAAACACATTCCAAACCGTATCAGCAAAGATACGTTTTACAACATGGAGAAAGATAAATGCCCAATAACTACTTACCTACACCCTACCAAGAATTTATTCACCTATCAAGATACTCACGTTGGTTGCCGGATAAAGGAAGAAGGGAAACGTGGGATGAAACAGTTGCAAGGTATTTTGATTTTTTCAAGGAACATTTAAAAGAACTACATGATTTTAATTTAACCGATAGCGTAAGAAAAGAATTAGAGAATGCTGTTCTTGATTTAGCTATCATGCCATCAATGCGTTGTCTTATGACGGCCGGTGAAGCATTAAAACGTGAAAATATTGCAGGGTACAATTGTTCTTACGTTGCAGTCAATCGTGTTCATGCATTTGATGAAATTCTTTATATTCTAATGAATGGTACAGGTGTTGGGTTTAGTGTAGAACGTCAACACGTTGCACAACTACCTCATGTTGCAGATGACTTTCATCATACAGAGACTACTATCACAATTTCTGATTCTAAGCTTGGGTGGGCAAAGGGACTTAAAGAACTTGTAGGTATGTTGTATATCGGTCAAATTCCACGTTGGGATTTATCAAAAGTAAGGCCTGCTGGAGCTCCTCTCAAGACCTTTGGTGGTCGAGCATCTGGGCCAGAACCATTAGAAGCATTATTCAATTTTGCAGTTAATATCTTTAAAAATGCACACGGCCGCAAACTATCCTCTATTGAATGTCATGATCTTGTTTGTAAGATTGCAGAGGTAGTAGTTGTAGGTGGTGTAAGAAGAAGTGCGCTCATAAGTCTCTCTAACCTCTCAGATGACCGCATGAGAGCGGCTAAGTCGGGTCAGTGGTGGAATACAGAACCGCAACGTGCATTGGCAAACAATAGTGCTTGTTACACAGAGAAACCAGATATTGGCACATTTATGGATGAGTGGAAATCTCTTTATGAGTCCAAGTCTGGAGAACGTGGTATTTTCAACCGTGAAAGTGCAATGAAACAAGCTGCAAAGAATGGTCGTAGAGATTCAGAACAAGACTTTGGAACAAACCCATGTTCAGAAATTATTTTGCGTAGTAGAGAGTTTTGTAATCTTTCAGAAGTTGTGGTGCGTCCTACCGATACTAGAGAAACACTTTTAGAGAAAGTGCGACTTGCCACCATTCTTGGTACAATTCAATCTACACTTACAAACTTCAAGTACGTATCATCAGTCTGGAGAAATAATTGCGAAGAAGAGAGACTTTTAGGAGTCTCTCTTACTGGTATTATGGACAACAAACTTCTTAATGGTAAAAAAATGTCATCTACAGAAGGAACACTGGAAGCTCTGTTACAAACCTTACGAGATGAAGCAGTAAAAACTAATGCAGAGTTTGCAAAGAAGATTGGTATCAATCAATCGGTTGCAGTTACTTGTGTTAAACCTTCTGGTACAGTAAGTCAGTTAGTAGATGCAGCTTCTGGTATTCATGCAAGACACAATCCTTTTTATATTCGTACAGTACGTGGAGATAAGAAAGACCCTCTTACAATAATGATGACAGACATGGGGTTTCCTGTAGAAGACGATGTAATGAATCCTAGTCATACAGCAGTATTTTCTTTTCCTATGAGTGTTCATAAGGATGCAGTCTTTCGTACAGACATGAGTGCAATTGACCAACTAAAGTTGTGGAAAGTATATCAAGAAAACTGGTGCGAACACAAACCATCAGTTACAATCTCTGTCAAAGAGAATGAGTGGCTTGAAGTTGGTGCGTGGGTATATGACAATTTTGATATGATGAGTGGTGTGAGTTTCCTTCCATTTTCAGAACATACATATAAACAAGCACCATATCAAGATGTTGCAAAAGAAGAGTTTGAAGTATTGTTGAATAAGATGCCTAAAGAAATTGATTGGACTAAACTTGGAGATTATGAAAAAACTGATATGACAATTGGGGCTCAAGAATTGGCCTGTGTATCGGGTGTTTGTGAAATCTAATGAAGTTGGTAGTTTGTGAATCTTGTGAAGCAGAATATCAAATAAAACATAATCTAAACGAAAGATACTATATTATGCAGTATTGTGTTTTTTGTGGTGAAACTCTTTCTGAAGAATTAGAGGATGAAATGGAGTGGGAAGAAGATGATTAAAGAAGAAATAATTAAACAACTTCAAGAAGTTTTTGATCCAGAGATTAGTATTAACGTATATGATCTTGGTTTAATTTATAACATTGCCTTTAATGAGGAAGATAAGAGCGTAGAAATAACACATACCTTGACAAGTGCTTTTTGTGGTTTTGCAGACGTTATTGCAGAAGATATAAGAAAGGCTGGATATGTAGATGGTGTAGAAACAGTAACAATAGTTACAACTTTTGATCCACCTTTCACTTTAGATATGGTGCCAGAAGAAACCAAATTAGCAATGGGATGGTGAATGAAAACAGTAAATCGTTTAAAAAAATGGTTTAAAATTAAGATGAATGGCCCACCTGTTCCTAAATATTTATCAGGTAAAAAAAAATTAAAGGTAGAGATTATGAAAACAATAATATGCGATATTGACGGAACACTTTTAAATTATCAACACGATACAATACCTCAAGCCGGACATACTAAAGATTATACATCACTTCCTGGCGCAGTTGAAAAGATGCGACAATGGGAAGTTCAAGGTTGTCGTATTATAATTATCACAGGTCGTAGAGAAAGTGAACGAGCAAAAACAGAGAAAGATTTGAGATATCATCATATTCCTTATGATATGTTAATCATGGGATTTGCAGATACAGGTCGAGTACTTATCAATGATGTTGGTGGAAAGGGTGAATGTAAAGCTCATGCCGTATCACTTCCGAGGGATCAAGGTTTCGATGAATTTGATTGGGAACAAGTAGGACTGTGAAAACTAGTAGTGCAAAAGCAAAAGGTCGTAGATTTCAACAATGGGTTCGTGATCAACTTATCGAACAGTTAGATGTTCATCCCGAAGATGTAGAATCTCGTAGTATGGGTGCTGGTGGTGAAGACCTCATTATGGCTCGTGCTGCAAGAGAGAAGTTTCCCTATTCTGTAGAATGTAAGAACCAAGAATCTCTTAACGTATGGAAGTCATACGAACAAGCAGAGTCAAACTCTGGTGATTATGAACCTATAGTTTTTATTAAACGTAATAATCAAAAACCTTTAGTAGTGGTAGATGCAGAATACTTTGTAAAATTGCACAATGACTTATCTAAATAAAAACGTATTAAAATTTAGTTAAGTTGTATAAATATCAGTATAATATTATAAGGAGAACCTATGAGAGCTCTCAAGCTTTTTGTTATGACAGCTTTTGTTGCACTACTTCCTTCTATATCATTTGCAGCAGATACAAATACAACGGTGTCTTCTACAGTAGTAGATAAAGCACCACCAACTGCCTCTGCTCCATCTATTGTTATTAATAATAGTGATGTGTGTAAAAGTGCTGCATCGGCTGCGATACAAACACAAATTTTAGGATTTGCATCTGGTATAACTGTTACAGATGAAAATTGTGAAAGACTTAAACTTGCTCGTTCTATGTACGGAATGGGCATGAAGGTTGCTGCTGTATCTATGTTGTGTCAGGATGCTCGTGCATTTGATGCTATGTGGATGGCTGGAACTCCTTGTCCCTATAAAGGTGCAATCGGTGATGATGCAAAGAAAGCTTGGGAAGAAAATTCAGAGGATGCCCCAGCAGATAGTAAAGTTTTCAAAAAAAAAGAGTCTCAGGGGTAACTGAATATGAAGAGCCTGATGACTATTCTGAAGAAGAGAGAATTACTGAAGCACCAGAAGAGTTCGGGTGGGTTCCTGCCGCAACTGTCTTTAGTAGTGTTGGTATGTTCTTTGGTCTTCCTACCTTCCTATTCTTCTAAAGCAGAGGAAGTCACCTCTGGTCAATTATTACAAAATAGAGGATTTGAGGCTAATACAAATACTACTTCACCGTCAAATTGGACTAAAAATGGTGATGCTTATGTTTGTAATACGTGCGGCCCTTATGGCGGTAATGCCTTAAAAACAGGAAACGAGAGCTCAGACCCACAAGGTGGTATAGTTAGTCAGACAGTAGATTTATTTAATGAAATGAATCAAGAACAAATTAATCATGGATTTGATCTTAATTATCGTAGTCAAGTATATAGTCATAGTAGTAATGCGACTGTACCAGCTTGTAATGCAACTGAAGGGGATTGTAGAGATACTTTTGAAATTAATTTAACAGTTACAGATAGTAACGGAACTATTCTTAATACCTTTTCTCATAGATATGAAGAAATTACATGGACAGGATGGGATACCTCTACCTTTAATTTTACTAGTACAGTGCCCGAAAATGAATATACTAGTGCATTTGCAACATTTTCTTTATTTGGTGTAGATAGTGGTGTTGCAACAAATAATCAATATGGCGGCCCAAGATTTGATAATGTATCTCTTACAGCTACCTATACAACACAGGCAACACTAGATATAATTGCAGCTGCTGTCGATGAGGCGATGGAAGTTGTTAATCAACAGATAGATGCTGCAACTGATATTGCAACGGAACCACAGACAATTAATATTACAATAAACGATCCTGTAGGAAATGAGATTGAAACATTTAGTGTAGAAATTGAATCTACTCCAGAGGTAAATGTTTCAACTATAGAAGCTGCTATAGAAATGGCCCCAGTAGAAATGGAAGTTCCTTCTTTTGATACTCCAGTAAGTACAGGGCCTTCTGAGGTAGAAGCACAGGTAGAAGTTGCAAGTATTGAAATGGAGATGAATAATGATATTGGACAATCTATGGATACAGAATCTACAGAACCACAAGGTGAAACCACTACAGAAGCTGAGCCCGAACCTCAAACGTCAGAACCAGAACAACAAGAGGCATCATCAGAATCAGAGTCATCAGAATCAGAGTCAACAAGTTCAGAGTCCTCTGAAACTAATGAACCATCAAGTAATGAAGATTCTTCTAATGAACCAGAGGCCGCAGAGAGTGAACAAGAGTCTAAGTCTGAAGTACGAAGTGGCAACAAACAAAAAAGTGGTGGGAACAAAAGTAAATCGAAAAGCGTAAAACAAATTAAGAGACAGGCTAAACAAAAGGTTGCAAATAAGATAGTAAAGAATATGGGTGATAAGGGTCGGTACGACTCGACAAACCAAATGAGAACACTTGTTGTTATGGGTGTTTTGGGAAATACAAGATCATTCTTCAGTGCTCAAAAACTTATACCCGATATTCCAAATTTCTTTACCAGTGATAGAATACCAGATAGTGCAATTGCAGACAATACAGGTGCTGCATATTATATGATTGGAGGCAGTGATGTTGCTCATAGAGCATTAGTAGATAGTCAATACAAATAGGAGATACCGATGGCCGAAGTAGAAATTGCTGGTGCAAAAATCAAAGGTGGAAAAATGTTGTTATTGCTACCTATACTTGGCACGTTAGGTGGTGGTCTATGGGGTGGCTTTGAGTTTTATAAAGACTATATGAATATGAGAGAGAGAATAGAGAGTTATGAAGCTCCAGATTTATCTGAATTTGACAAGAAACTTGCTGTGTTAAGAGAAGAAATGACATCACTTAAAAGTGAAGTAGAATCCAAGGAAGAATTAATTCAAGATGCAAGAGATTATACAAAAGATATCAAGAATGATCTAAAAGATGAACTTCACGTTATGTCCAAGCAAGTGGATGATATTGAGAAGCGTGGTAAAGAAGCATTTCGTCTAGTGAGAGATAGTATAGAAACTAATGACAAGAAAGTTCGTAAGTTAGTTACAGATAGTAGTGATCGTTTCGATAGACGTAGAGAACAATTACGGAACGATATGGACACTCTTGAACAGAGAATAAAGACTCAAATGAAAGAGTTACAAGATACCATCAATGACAAAATCAAGAAAGCACTAGAGAATCCTCTTGCTGGTATGAGAGGTAAAACCAAGTAGGGCACTTAACAAAATATTTTAGTTATGCATCCGATACATACCAGAGAGGGAGAATCAACAAATCTATTTTTTCCTTTTCTACTATAAGTAGTTGTAGAAAAAGGAGAACTATTAATGAGTGCGACTACAGCATACTACCAACATATAATTGATTTACGTAATTCACGAACAAGAACAGAAGCTTGGGATATTAGACTAGAAAAGTATCGTAAGTGGATTCGTCAAAAAAGAGATTATAATTGGCCTACATCCATAGGTACATTTTCATAATATAAATACTTGTATGAAAGAAATAATCCTTACTATGATGTTGTGGATTCATACTGCCACAGGTTATAGTATTCCCGAAATTCCAGATATAAAATATCTAAGTACTATGAACATACGTTCATATGCCTATGGGTGTAACCAAGTTCCAATACCAAATGGTAACGATGATATTTGTGCTGCAAAAAAAGATTGGGATTTAGATAGAAATAGCCCTATAGCTCTATATGATCATATAGATAAAACCGTCATATTAAATAAAAATTTTGATATAACAACTGTTCACGATAAATCAGTTTTATTTCATGAGTTAGTTCATCATTTGCAATATGAGAACGACATAGATAGTACTGTAGAATGTAGAGGTGAACTTGAAAAGGAAGCTTACACTTTACAAGATGAGTGGTTACAAGAAAAATATGGTGTTAATGTTTGGGATACAATACAAATAAATCAATTATTTTTTGTAATGATAACAAGTTGTATGACAGGAATACCTGATCCAGAAATGCATTGAGAGAAGGAAATTATGAAATATCTAAATATGGGAAATGAAATATCTCATATTCATAACTATGATTTTACTGCCGTTTAGTGTTAATGCAGAGAAATTTCATATAGTGATTGAGAGAACCACGAATCAACTTCTTAAGCCAGTAAAGGATATTTGTTCTAGGTATCGTCTATCTTCTCATGGAATGGTAAGAGTTTTTATTAAAAAATCAAACATATTAGTGTATAGTCGTGATTATAAGACATGGTATTCTAACATTGGCTATTCTAATTGCAAAATATATTTACGAAAATGAAAGATTCTTCTTGACAAACTCTATTTTGTATGGTACTATTAGATATGATGAGAAATAAGGAAACAGACATGACCCTCGAAAAACGCATTGAAACAGCAATTGCTGAGAATACTGACCCATTCACCACAAATGCAGATATCCGTTTCTTTGAAACAGAAGAGTGGAACGCCGCAAAGGTGCTAGGTACGAAGATTATTGGTTATTTCGGTGCAACGATTCCCTTGTGGGAAGGTAAAGTAGTGGAAGCGTATTCAAGATGCTCACCAGAAGTTAAGATTGAGTGGGATAATGGTTCTTACAGTTGGATGATGATAAGTAATATTAATTCTGCTCCTAGTGTGAATGGTTCTCCTATTGGATACTACACAGAGGAGGCGTATTATGAGTAAAAGATACAAACACTGGTTTTGGAATAGTAATTTTGCAATGTGGGTTGCCCGTAAATCTGGCAGATTTAGTAGTTGGTTGTGGCATATGCAATATGGTCGAAAAAAAGCTAAAAAAAGTACTTGACAAAATACCCTAACTGTAGTATAAATAAAACATGGACATTTTTACACACACGATACTTGCAGTAGGTTCCTTAATGGGATTTTTCTTTGTTGGAGAATATTTTGGAAAGAAAAAAATTTCAGAGGAAAAGGCTGCTGATATAATTGATTATACAATTCACATATTGGAACGTGATGGTATGATTAGAGTTTCAACCGGCAAGGATGGTGAGGAAGAAATAGTTCCAATTTCTGAAATCATCACTGATGTATTAAGGAATGCTAAGACTTAATTTACCCATTCTACTACTTTTCTCAACCACCGCTTTTGCAGATGCTCCTTGTGATTACAAGGTAGATAATAAAATTATCTATCAAGGTAATATAGAGAGTGTAAGAGTGGTATCCAAGAATATTCAATCAAATCCCTCTATAAAAGACATACGAAAATGCGTTATGTCTATAGAGGCTAGAGTTGATGGTAAATGGTATCCATCAAAGGGTGAATATATGTTTGGGCCAGATATGTCTCAAATGGATGCCTGTACTCATGCTGAGGATCGTGCAAAGAAAGGTATAATGCGTGAAATTATACCAGAAACATTAAAAAGTGAAAAAAGTTTAAATTGTGACTTGACAAAGAGTAGAAAACAGTGTAATGTAATATACATGAATACCAGTATTGGTAAAGTTAAATTGATGGAAAGTTGTGAAAGATGAAATATATTATGATAATGGTTCTTGCTATTGGACTGTCTGCTTGTGGTCAAACCATGCAGGGAGTTGGTAAGGACATTATAGGTGTTGGTCAAAAAGTCATTGATTTTGGCAAAGATGAAAAGAAGTCTGAAGATGAAAAGAAGTCTGACTAATGCTGAAATTTATTATGGGAATGGTTGTAGGTGTTGTCATTTGTGTATATTACCCAAGTGTCGTACCTATAGTCAAATATAAGTTTCTAGAGCCAGGTGGCGCTAGAGACAGTGTGGTGGAAACATTGAAGGAGATTAAATGATGAATACCAAATTACTAGCAAGTGTTTCCGTACTTGCTCTGGCTCTTAGTGCTTGTGCATCTAACGAACCAAAACCTTTGACTCAAACACCAGAGGTTATTTACAAAACTGCAAAAGTAAATGCAGCCATTTCTGTCGTACCAGATTGGTACAAAGAGATGCCTGAAAAGAAGGGTTCAATCTTTACGATTGGTTCTGCAACTGCACCTGACTTACAGTTTGCAGTTGACATTGCAACTCTTAATGCAAAGGTTGTTCTTGCAGACCGTATCAACGGTAAACTTAAAGCCATGACTAAATCGTGGATGGCAAAACTAGGTTCTACAGATGTTGATGCAAATGTAATGACAGAGATTGAGAAGGTTGCAAAGAATGTCATTGCGAATGTTGATGTTGCAGGGTATAGTCCTGTTAAGGTAGATGTTTTTCCTTCTGGAACACAGTATCGTGCATTTGTTCTTTTGGAGTATTCCGATAAGGAAGCTGCAAAGATCATCTTCAATCGTATGCGTAAGGATCGTATGGTCTACTCTCGTTTGCGTTCCAACAAAGCTTGGAAAGAACTTGAAGCAGAAGTTACTAAGTCTGAAAAATCAGATGAGGCGAAATCAATAGTCAACGTGGAGAAGTTGGTTTCCAATGAAAAAACTACTACTGAGTAGTACTTTAGTTCTCTCTCTGAGTGGGTGTTTGATGCCTTCGGGTATCAACCCCTCACTTGGTTGTAGTCCATTAACAGGTTGTACTGCAAAGGATTACTACATTCCTGGCAAGGGTGTTTGGGCTCCCAAACAATCTGGATTTACTAAAGCAAAAGTAGGTGCGATTGGTGGGGCAGCTGCTGGTGCATATCTAGGTTCTGGTGGTAATCCTCTTACTACTGCTGCATTTGCAGTTGGTGGTATGGTTATAGGACATGAGATTGGAGCTCACTTTGATAAAGTAGATCAAATTCATGCTACAATGTTGTTAAAACAAACACTATCTACTAATGGTAATGGTCAAATGTCTACATGGGAAAACCCACAAAAAGGATTTTCTGTTACTCAAGGCCCAGTTAAAACCAATGGTAATTGTAGAGAATTTATATCTAAGGTTACAGTGGGTAAAGAATTGAGAAATGTAAAAGGTACAGCTTGTTTTGAAAATAATGAATGGATAATGAAGGAGATATATCAATGATTTTAGGTTTAACAGTTGTAGGTGGAATTGTTGTTGCTAATTTGGTTTTATCAGTGTTTTTATTATAATGAGAAAGTTTGTTTATCTTGCAGGCCCTATTGAGGGTTGCAGTAATCATGAGATTAATCAGTGGAGACAGAAATGTTACGTAGGATTTACTGATAATATTACAGGAGTAAATCCCTATCGTGCAGAAAGAGATGCTGATGATCCAGAAGCACGTAAAAGAATTGTTATGAAGAATTACATGGATACAAAATCCTGTGATTTGATTCTTGCATATCTTCCCAAAGAAATCAATGCTCGTAGACATTCTTATGGTACAACATTTGAGATTGCTTGGGGATTTAGTATGCAGAAACCAGTGGTGATTGTATCTGATGATGTTGGTGTACATGACCATCCACTTATGGATATGTCTGGTGCTTTGTTTTGGGATTTGGAAGAGGCTATTGATTATATCAATGTGTTGCTTGAACCATATGATCCCACAAGCACTTTTGACTTTAAAACAATTAAAATAGTAAATTAAAAAAAACTTGACAAATCTTTTTGACTATGGTATTATATTAAAATGAGTGGTATGCATTTATTACCTGTTTATTATACAACTACGAGTACTCGTAAACGTAAGAAACAGAAGAAATCTAAGTCGTTACTTGCTGCTGAGCAAGAACACGCAAAGTATTTAAAGAAGATGAAAATAGGTTCTCGTAGCTCAGTTGGATTAGAGCAACGGCCTTCTAAGCCGTGGGTCACAGGTTCAAGTCCTGTCGAGAGCACCAATGACAACACAGATGTTTCTAATTGGACTCCGTGTACTAAACAAAATGAAAGTTATAAATTAGGTATATCAGGCCAATATGTTGTTGGTCAAGCTTATAACAAAGGTGGATTACAAGTTCTGTCTAAAAAAGAACAGGATGATCCAGCAACAGGAAAGAGAAGATGAAAGTTACAGTTCGTAATAATAATGTAGATAAAGCTATGCGAGTTCTTAAAAATAAACTTCAACAAGAGGGAATTTTTAATGAATTGCGTGAACGAGAGTTTTATATGACCAAGGGTGAAAAGAAAAGAAGGTCTAAAGCCGCTGCAATTCGTAGAAGTAAAAAGGCCCTTGAAAAAAGATTTGAGGAATTTGGATACTGATGAAACCACATACAGTTGATAATTTTCTGTCTGAAGAAGACTTTAAAAGTATAACTGATGTTGTTGAGGGCCCAGATATTAATTGGCATTATAGTTACAGTGTTGCTGATGGTTCTCAAGAAGAAGATGATATGTATTTTATACATTTGTTATACATGGGTCTTGCAGAAATGCCAAAAGATGGTATAATGCCACCACCACCTAAGAATAGTGATTACTACCATTTGTTTGAACCTCTATTTAAAAAGTTGCCAGATTTTAAACTTCTCATGAGAGTTAAAATAAATCTTTATGGTAGAACTCCAGAGATAGTTCATCATCCAGATCATATAGATATGAAACAAGAACATAAGGGAGCGGTGTTTTCATTAAATACTTGTGATGGAGCAACTATTATTGGAAATGAAAAGTTTGATAGTGTTGCTAATAGGATACTGTTTTTTAATCCTACTCATCCTCACCATAGCACTTCTACTACTAATGTGAAGAGAAGATTAAATGTTAATATCAATTATCTATAGAGGATTTTATGGAAACTGAAGAACCACAAGAACTAGAAGACTATGAGAATCCTTCTACAACGTCAACACCATTAAAGGAACATCATCCTTTAAGTTGGTATTTGAAGTGGGCTTCTTCTTATGTTTTGATCGTTGCAATGATCTTGACAACTAATGACCTGTATCCCTATAATATGTTTCTACAATTAATAGGTCTTGCTGGTTGGTTATGGGTTTCTGTTATATGGAATGACAGAGCTCTTATAATTGTAAATGCGGTTGCAGTTGCAATTTTCCTAAATGGTATTGTAAATTGGATGATAAAGGTATTCTAATGGCTAGAGTAAAGAAAATTACAGCATCTACTGATAACAGTAAATGGGTAGAACCTAAGAAGAAGGTTCGTAAGAAACGTAAACCCATGACTGAGGAACAGAAACAAGCTGCTGCAGCTCGTCTTGAAAAAGCAAGAGAGAAACGTGCAGAAAAAAATCCTGATTATGGTATGAGTGGTATACATGAAAGTTTGCGTAATCTTCCAGATGATCATCGTGCTCATCCAAATAAAGTTAAACAATGGATCAAGACACAAAAAGAACTTGCTGCTTCAGAACGTAGAGCTGTTAAGCAAGGAATAAAAGGTGCATATGCAAAACAATGTAGTCACGAAGGCTATGTTAGGCATCTTATTAAATACTTACGTGATGGAGATTATCTAGATATGTTTTATGGTGAATATCAAGAACATCCTGTTAAATTGCGTAATATTGCAATGGCATATTATCCAGATGGAACACCTAAACGATGTGTAGGTACATTTTATCCAGACATGGGTTCCACATATACACAGGAAATGCACAACGAAGAGCATGGTATCTTTGAGGAATTACCAAAAAAGAAAAGAAAAAAGTATAAAAAATGACAGCAGATGTTATAGAAGGCCCTTGGAAAAAGATTGATAAAACTGAAAAAGAACTTGAAATTGCTAGAGTTCTTGCTGAGTGTGATCAAATAACTAGTGACTGCGTTGTTGATGTTTTACAAAATTTAGTAGAAAATGGCATAGCACCAGATGATCCTGACGATGAAAGTATCGTATATATTATGTTTTTAACTGATCTAATAAAAGCGATAGTATACAAAGGTGCTGATATAGAACATCCATTTCAAGATATTGCATTTATGTTGTGTGGTACAGCAGAAGAAGATGGAAAAAAAGACTATTATGTAGATTATAATCTGGTATCAGATGTAATTGATTATCTAAGAAGTAAGGAAAAAGAACCAGCATGATTTTAGTTGATATGAGTCAGATATCATTAGCCAGTATGATGATGCATCTGAATATGAATAAGACTACAAAACCAGATGAAAATATGGTGCGACACATGATACTTAATTCGTTGAGAATGTATCGTAGTAGATTTAAACAAGAGTTTGGAGAGTTAGTTCTCTGTTTTGATTCTCGTCATTACTGGAGGCGTGACCACTTTCCAAACTATAAGGCTGGTCGAAAGAAGAGTAGAGAAAGTTCTAATCTAGATTGGGATGCAATATTTGGTTGTCTCAATGAGATTAAACAGGAACTAAAAGACTACTTTCCTTACAAGCATATTGAGGTTTATGGTGCAGAGGCAGACGATATAATTGCTGCATTATGTCTTGAACTTGAATATGATAATGGAAAGACTTTAATTTTATCTGGTGACAAAGATTTTATTCAGTTACATAGATTTACGAATGTATCTCAATACAGTCCTATCACAAAGAAAATGATTAACGGCTTTGATCCTTATCACTATTTGGATGAACATATTCTCAAAGGTGATACAAGTGATGGAGTTCCGAATGTATTATCACCAGACAATACCTTTGTTGATGGATTACGACAAAAACCTTTAGGTAAAAAGAAGATTGCAGAATGGACAGGTGAGGTTTTAATCCCTGTAGAGATGGCTATACCAGATGGTGAAGTGAAACGTAATTTTCAGAGAAACCAACAATTGATAGATTTATCTAAAGCACCAGAGGAGATTTTTCTTGCTTGCATGAGGGAGTATCAAAATGCTCCAGATGGTGATCGTAGTAAACTACTAAATTATTTTACAAAGAAGAGATTAAAGAATCTCACAGAATCCATAGGAGAATTTTGACATGGACTTATTAATATCTGAAATCTTAGATAAGGTTTCTAAGGTTAAAACGAAAAAGGAAAAGGTTGCTTTTCTAAAACAATATGATTCAGCTGCATTACGCATGGTGATTAAATCATCCTTTGATCCTAAAATTATGTGGAAACTTCCAGAAGGTGAAGTTCCTTATAGGAAAAATGAGGCACCAGAAGGAACTGAACATACCAATCTTCATGGTGAAGCACGAAAACTATTTCACTATCTAGAAGGTGGTAATGCAGATTTGACGCAAAGTAAACGTGAGAGTATGTTTGTTCAGTTGCTAGAAGGTCTGCATGAGTCTGATGCTGAAGTGCTTGTCGCTGCAAAAGACAAGACTTTACATCGTAAATTCAAAGGTCTTTCTGATAATGTGGTCAAAGAAGCATTTGATTGGGATGAAAATTACATGAAAATCGAAGGATATCCTCAAGGAAATCGTATGGCATCTGCTTAATTTTTTTCTTGACAAATCTCTCTGGTTATGTTACTATTAGTAATAATCAAGAGAAAGGATTCGTTATGAGTAAGATGAGTGATTGGGCAATGGACTTAGAAGATGCCACTGTTGAAGCATTGAATAATGGTGCTGAGTGTGAGGCTGATGTTATTGCCTATGTGAAAACCAAAGTTGCAGTTGTGGATGAGGAATATGTTTCTGATCTGTATACTGAGTTTTGTGGTGATTGGATGAGTGAGGCTTACGCCTAAATTAATTTCAAAAAAGTTAAATTAACTGTTGACAAACTCTATTGAGTGTGTTACTATTAGATATAATCAAGAGAGAGAGAGAAAACGATGATTAATTATTTAGAAGCTTATAACGGTGGAATTAAGATGTTTGCCGGAACTTTCAACCTTAAAGGTTGGTCGAAGAGTGCTGAAGGTATTGCATATACCTTGAATACTTGTGGAATTGCAGAAAGTATGAGTAGTTCTAGTTCTATGGATTTTGCATCTGAGGAAGGTTTTGAAACCGATGATGGTGCAATGTTATTGTTGAAACGTGCTTTGGAGTTAGTGTAATGACTGTTTTTGTAAAAGATACTGCTAATTCGGTTTTGTCTGGACTTTCTAAGATGAAGTCTGCAATGATTGAGGATTACAATAATTTTATGCCGGACAATAAAAGTATGTGTGATGGCTATGCCGATAGTTTTGATATTCGGTATGGTAAGAAGTACATCAAGGTTGTCTGTAATAGTAGTGTGAAAGCATTTGTTGTCGGTGTTGACAATGATAAGAAATTCAAGAAAGGTGATATCTTGATGGCCGCTAGTTGGGTTGCCCCTGCTCGAAATGCTGCTCGAGGAAATATCCTTGACGGTGGATACCCGATCAGTTGGACAGGAGCTTGTTATCTGTAATGAGTTATACTTCAACCCCAATTAAAGAAATAGAATTTATTAAATCCTATCTTTTTGTAGTAGGTAAGTCTACTAAGAAACGTATGGAATTTTGGTGGAGACTTTCACCATATTGGAATGGTAAAAAATTTACTTCTACTTTATATCATTCTCTTAAAAAATTAAGAGATAGTGGAGTTGTTGTAACTGACAAAACAAACAAACAATATGAGTATAATTTAAAATGAAAATAAAATTTGATGATGTTTTGGGTATTACTATAATCTTTGGAATGCTTTATGCTGCTTGTATAATGTTCTAAAATGAATTTATCTGAACTACTTACGGTTGGATTGGTTATATTCACTCCAACAATTGCAACTGCACCAGAAAATAAAAGTGTTTCTGTTGAGTGTCTTGCACTTAATATGTATCATGAAGCTAGAGGTCAAGGTAGTGCTGGACTTCTTGGTGTTTCTTCTGTTGTTCTAAATAGAGTAAAAGATAAGAGATTTCCTAATACAATTTGTGGAGTTATATATCAAGGGCCAACAAGAGAAAGTTGGAAGACTCGACAAACGTCTGATCCTAATGATGCAAAGTTTTATCCTATAAAAAATCGTTGTCAATTTTCTTGGTATTGTGATGGCAAGTCTGATGAACCAAGGGATAAAAAAACTTACAAAAGAATATTGACAATTGCCAAGTCTATAGTCTATAATGATATTAATTTTATAGATATAACTGATGGTGCAACTTTTTATCATGCTGATTACGTTAAACCAGCATGGGCAAAAGTAAAAACTAGAACAACAAGAATAGGCAATCACATATTCTATCGTTGGGAAAAACATCAAAAAGGAGGCCCTGTTGAGTAATTTTAGGTTTATTGAACGTAATGTGGATGTAAAAAATATTGTCCAACAAGTGCTAGATAATCCTAATGATTGGGGTGTTGCTGGTAGCATTAAAGGTGCTTCTGGTGATTTAAAACCATACGGTTTTTTACCACTAATGATGGCTGTAGTTAATGATACAGAACGTGGTGGTTTTGGTGATCCTAAAAATACACAACTTCAACAAAAAACTCCTTTATGGGATAAATATAAACAAGTAAGAAAATTTCTAAAAAAATACAAACTTCATAATCACTCACGAGCTGCATTTTTCAGATTAAAGCCAGGCGATCAAGTAGGGTGGCATATAGATGAAGGCAAATATTATTATAGCAGAGACAGGTATCATTTATCTTTACAAGGAACATACAAGTATTGGGTGGGTGAAGACCCTCTGTATGAGTCAGGTGTTAAACCTATGCATCCTAGTCAAGAAAGTCAAGAAGCTCTTATGGATACAGCTGAAATGCACGTTATTGAGCCAGGCACTTTCTTTTGGTTTGATAATAAGAAATATCACAGAGCTTTAAATGTAGGTGATATAGACAGATTAACATTTGTTTTTGATGTGCCACATAGTAAAAGGAATCCTTAATGAAAGAATTATCAACGTATTATGGTTCAGATGAATATAGTGATCGTATCGCAAAAGTTTTTTGGGATATTGATAAAAAAGAATATTTTGTAGATATGAAAATGAATGGCCGTTCAGAACTACGTGGTATGACAATTCACAATGAAAGTTATGCTGAGGATTGTGCAGAAAATTTTGTAATGGGATATGGAGAATTTGGTCGATGAAAAAACTAAAAAAACTTTGGAAAGAACGTAGAATTGCTAGGTTTAAAACCTCTGGTTGTGCATTATGTTGGCACCATTGTTCACATGATAAAAGTTACTTACCATGAACATTTTTTACCTAGATCGTGATCCAGTGATTGCAGCTCAAATGATGTGCGACAAGCACGTTGTTAAGATGATACTTGAGTCTGCTCAAATGCTATCTACTGCTCATCGTGTTCTTGATGGTGATGATCGTGCAAATGAAACTGGACTGTACAAGATGGCTCACAAGAACCATCCTAGTACCATTTGGGTTCGTGCATCATCTGAAAATTATAGGTGGTTGTGGAAACACATGGATGCTCTATTGAAAGAGTATACTCATCGTTATGGTAAGCATCATGCTACTGAAAGGTTGCTTAACATTCTGTTTAAGCCACCTCTCAATATCGTTCATGGTGTTCCTCTCACTGATCCACCACAATGTATGCCGGAATTGTGTAAGGGTGAGGATACAGTTCTTGCATATCAAAACTACTACATAATAGAGAAGTCTGGATTTGCACGTTGGACTAAACGTGAGATACCAGCATGGTTTATAGGAGAAACAGGTGAGAAGGGAAAGTCGGGACGAATACATATTACGGAAGATGCATGAGGGTAGAATGGAAATAATTGAGTCAATTACACCCAATTTCAGTAAATCTTCTGATAATCTTGACATATTGACAGAAGAAAATAAAATATTAAAACATAATGTAAAAGAGCTTCAAGAACAGCTGCAAAATGCATACAAACGTATAACAGAATTACAACCAAATAATGATGAGCAAATGGAGCTTGATGTATAAAGGAATAAAAAATTATAATGAATAGGATTATTGAAACAAAAATATTAGCCTACTTTTCTAATGATCCCGAAAAAGGGGTTGAATTAGAGTATCCAATGAACTCATTACTTCTGCAACACTACAATGAATGGATTGCAGAAGTAGAAGATTTATTAGATGTTAAAGCAAAGCTATGAAAAATGATTAAAGAATTAATGTGTGTAAAAAGAAAGAAATATAATGCCAACATATAAATTTAGAAATATGAATACAGGTGAAGAGTTCGATGAATTTATGTCTATGGATGAAAGAGAAAACTACCTAAAGACTCATTCCACAATTGTACAAGTACCAGTGCCGGTTGCTTTTGTTGGTGATCATATTATGGGTGTCGGCCCTAAGAATGATGAAGGATTTAAAGAACGTATGAGTCAAATTGCATCTGCTCATCCTAATTCACATTTGGCTGATAGATATAAAACTGGTGAGTCACACAAAGCATTAAAGACAAAGGAAGTAATTAGGAAACATCAAAAAAAGAAACCTTTAGTCACTAAATAATTATGGTGCGGGCGAGAAATCAAACTTCAGCAAGGGATGCACAGCATCTACGCAAGCTGGGAAGTCAATCCGCCCATGCACCAGAGAGGGGGGGTTAGTAGGGTAAAGCCTGAAAGAAAATCCCCTCTCTCACTTATATAAATAGGATATATCATGGCAACAAAAAAGAACAAAGAAATCAATCACAATAGTTTAGTTACTATTAAACCGATTACCGACAATCAGAAACAAGTCTTTTCGTCTTGGAAAAAAGGACATAATCAGTTTCTATTTGGTTGTGCTGGAACAGGTAAAACTTTTGTCTCTCTGTATCTAGCTCTACAGGATGTTTTTGATTTAAAAACAAAATACGACAGAGTTGTATTGGTTCGTTCTCTCATTCCCACAAGAGAAATTGGATTTCTGCCTGGCGATGAGGAAGATAAGGCCGCACTATATCAAGTACCGTATCAGAACATGGTACAGTTTATGTTTGAGATGCCTAACGAACAACAGTTTAATTCTCTGTATGATAGATTAAAGGGACAGGGTTCGATGTTCTTTTTGTCAACTTCTTTTCTAAGGGGATTGACATTTGACAATACTATTGTTATAGTAGATGAATGTCAAAACTTAAACTTTCACGAATTGGATACCATTATTACTAGGGTTGGCCAAGATTCTAAAATTGTATTTTGTGGTGATTTTGATCAAACAGATTTACAAAAGACAAATGAGAAAAATGGTTTACATAATTTTCTCCGTATTTTAGAAGAAATGGAAGAATTTAATTGCACAGAGTTTACTATAGGCGACATTGTTCGCTCTGGTTTTGTTCGTAGTTATCTTATCAATAAAACCAAACTAGGAATAGGAATAGAATAGTGGATATAGAAAAATTACAAGAAGAAGTTGCAGCTGATGAAGGTTGTGTTTATGAAGTGTATCTTGACCATCTTGGGTTAGCTACTTTTGGTATTGGCCACTTGGTCATAGATACTGATGAAGAATATGGTGCAGAAGTAGGGACTCCTGTTTCAGAAGAACGAGTTAACCATTGTTTTAAAAATGATGTACAATCGGTTATTTTAGATTGTCATGAATTATATGATGATTTTGATGATCTACCAGAAGAAGTCCAACTCATCATTGCAAATATGATGTTTAATATGGGTAGACCTAGACTATCTAAATTTAAAGGTATGAAACGTGGAGTAGATGCCAAAGATTGGAACGCAGCTGCAGATGAAATGGTTGATTCACGCTGGTATAAACAAGTAACAAATCGTGCAGATCGTCTTGTTGAAAGGATGCGAAACGTATGAAGTACACTCAAAGTCAATGGGATAGAGAGATAGGATGGGGTAAAGTGCCAGAAAAATATAAAGCTAAAACTAAAATAGGCATTTCTAAACTTGAAGAATACAAAAGTAAAATAAACTATGACGTTTGGGCAGATGTATCAAACGTGAAATATAATATGAAAGTAAATTATAATGTTCAATCACAAGACAGTGAATCTACCAGAAGTAAAAACAGAAACGATAAATCGTAAACGATTTTACGTAACACCAGAAGGGAAGAAATATCCCTCAATAACTACAGTTCTTTCCAATCGTAAAAAAGAAGGATTATGGGAATGGCGTAAACGTGTTGGTAATGATGTTGCCAACTATGTTGCACGTACCTCTTCTGCAAGAGGAACAGCTGTTCACCATATGTGTGAAGATTATCTTAACAACGAGTTTGATGAAGAGAAACATAAGAAGAATTTTTTGCCCTATTGTCTATTCAAACAGTTGTCAGATCGTGCATTACCAAATGTGAATAACATCTATGCACAAGAAGCAGGACTGTATAGTGATAAATATAAAGTGGCAGGCCGTGTAGATTGTATTGCAGAATACAAAAATACTCTTTCTATCATTGATTTTAAAACATCTTCTAGAGAACGTAATGACGATTGGAACGAAAATTATTATATTCAGACTGCCGCATACGCTGAGATGTTTCAAGAAAGAACTGGTTTAAAGACAAATCAAATTGTAATTCTAGTAGTAACAGAGGATGGTACTGTTCAAGAATTTGTTAAAAATAAAAAAGAATATCTTCCTATGTTGGAAGATTCTATGAAAGAATGGAGCAAATCAAATGAAACACCTATCAATAATGATGGCGATGTTTCTACTAGTGGGTTGTCAAACAACGCAATCGGCTGAAACAGAACCAAAACCTGATGTTGTAAAGGAACCAAAAGAAGAAGTGACAAAACCCCATAACCCTTTTGAGAATCTTGAAATTCCTTCTGGCCAAATTATCACAAGTACAAAACCTGTAGTATGTGGAAGAATTGATGTTATGCTTAATCGAATGAAAGAACAATATGGTGAAGTTCCTGTATTCATAGGTAGAGTTGCTATTCAAAATTCAGGCGAAGGTCAAAAACAAATTGTGTCTATGCTGGTACAAAATCAAAAGACAGGCAGTTATACTTTTCTAGAACAAATGCCAGTAGAGGAACGGCTTATGTGTATTCTATCTACTGGTCATGGTAAATTAAAAATTTCACCATTAGGAACTAAACTTTAATTAAAAAAAGTACTTGACATTTTAAATCAACTATGGTATAAATATAATACAGTTCGTTGATACGGATTGAAAGACGTACAGGACTTGGGGGCAGTACCCAACGCCTCCACCATAATCTCACTTCTAGATGAGATATTGAATTACTGCTTGGAAGTGGGATTATTATGGGGGCGAAATAGGATCGACTGGCGTGGAATAGAGAAGTGGAGAATTGTCGGATGACTCCGTTATTGGTCAAAACACTAAACGCAAACGATAACTTTGCACCTATGGCACTTGCTGCGTAAGCAGTAAATGTTAATGGAGTTTCGGTAGGTTTCTTAGCAACAGAATAACCTACCA